CCTGTGGTACCGACATCCGTGTCGGTACCAACCACTCCAGAACCTCAACAAGCGCCAACTACACCGGCTGTTCCCGTAGCACCGGTTAAGGAATACACTTTGGAAGAAATTCAAGTGGCATTGCAACCATTAATGGATGCAGGCCGTACGAATGAAATTGTCGGCTTGATGCAAAAATACAAAGTGGCAAGCCTTCCTGAACTTCCAAAAGACCAATTCCCTAATCTCGTAGTTGACCTTCGCAACATGGGGGCTCGAATCTAATGGCTAGCCATGCGCTATTAAGCGCGTCAAGTTCCCATAGGTGGTTACATTGCACAGGGGCGCCTCGTTTAGAGGCGACCTTCCCTGATACTACATCAGAGTATGCAAAGGAAGGAACCCTCGCACATGAGCTATGTGAATTGAAATTGAAAAAATATACTACGGTAATGGCCAAAGGTACCTACACCAGGGCGTATAACAAAATCAAGAAGAACGAGTTATGGGCACCTGAGATGGACGAAACTACAGACGTGTATCTCGAATACATCAAGTCCATCATGCTAAGTTACAAGGTCGCTCCTGTAGTCGTCGTAGAAAAGCGTGTTGACTTTAGCCAGTATGTACCTGAAGGCTTTGGTACTGCGGACTGCATTATCTTAGCCGGTGATACGCTCCACATCATCGATTATAAACACGGTAAAGGTGTTGTAGTTGATGCGGATCATAACCCGCAAATGATGTTATACGCACTCGGTGCGATGCACGATTACAGTCTCTTATATAAGTTCAACACTATCAAGATGACCATTGTACAGCCTCGTGTTAACAACATTTCAGAGTTTGAAATGTCCTCCGATGACCTCCGTAAATGGGGTGAGGAGGTAGTCGCGCCAAAAGCTAAGGAGGCCTACGAAATGGAAGGTCACACGTTTGAGGCTGGTGCCTGGTGTGGGTTCTGTAGGGCAAAGGCTCAATGTCGAACACGATGTGAGCATTTCGATGCGATGCATGTATTCACAAACCAAGACCCTCGTCTGATTAGCCTTGAAGAACTAGGTACATACCTGGAACATGGCAAGGATATCGAATCCTGGTACAAGGACATCAAGGAATACGCATTATCGGAATCCTTAGCTGGTGTAGATGTGCCAGGGTGGAAAGCAGTAGAGGGCAGAGGCTCCAGAGCCTTCCAAGATGGCGATACCGCTATTCAAACCCTTATCAATGGTGGGGTAGATGAATCTATCCTCTACGAACGTAAGGTTCTTACCTTAGCGCAAATTGAAAAAGCTATCGGTAAGAAAGAATTTAATGAACTCGTAGGCGACCAGGTCGTGAAGAACCCTGGCAAACCTACTCTTGTAGTTGATACGGATAAGCGCCCACGTATCACCAACCAACCTAGTGCGGCGCAAGTATTCAATACCAATGGAGGTAACTAATTATGGCATTTCAATGCAGACCAACAGAAGTCCTTTTACAAAACGTACGTTTATCTTTCGTTCATTTACTTGAACCATACACTAATCCTAACAATTTCAGCGAAGCTAAGTACAGCGCTATGATCCTTGTACCTAAATCTGATACCGCACAAGTTCAAGCAATTCAGCAAGCCATTGAAGCAGCAATTGCTGATGCTCGTGTGAAACATGGTGCCAAAGTACCGGCTCAGCCTAAAACACCTATTCATGATGGCGATGGCTACACGCCTGGCGGTAAGGAATACGGCCCTGAATGTAAAGGTCATTATGTTTTCAACGCTTCTAAGTCCATGAAGTTCAAGCCTGAGGTAGTCGACCTTCAAGGTCAACCCCTTACTGAGCCTGGCCAAGTATATTCTGGCATGTATGCCAACGTATTGGTTAACTTCTATTTCTATAATAATCAATCCTCTGGTATCTCCGCCGGTTTAGGCCCTGTACAAAAGGTACGTGACGGCGAACCTCTTGGCGGGGGCCAACCTGCATCCGCTGCATCCGTATTCGGAGCTCCTCAAGGTAGCGCAGCAAATGTATTCGGTGGTGCTGAAGCCGTTCCAGCTATCAACCCTGTAACTGGCCTTCCAATGTAATAGGTGGCCATTATGCGCCATCTCAACATTGATATTGAAACATTCTCATCCAATGACATCGGCGCAGGGGTCTACAAATATGTCGAAGCGGAGGATTTCGAAATCCTCCTATTCGCGTATGCTTATGACTTTGGCCAGGTTGAAGTTGTGGATCTAGCACAGGGTGAAACAATACCGGATGAGGTGATTAAAGATTTGCAAAACCCGGATGTTATCAAACATGCTTACAACGCACAGTTTGAAATCACCTGTCTAAACAAGGCCGGATATACTACTCCATTACGTCAATGGCACTGCACGATGATACACGGAGCGTATTTAGGGTATCCTATGGGCCTTGCTAAGTTAGGCGTTGCCCTAGGTCTACCTCAAAATAAATTAAAGGATAAAGCCGGTAAGGCTTTAATCCGATATTTTTGTATTCCTTGTAACCCTACTAAATCTAACGGCGGTCGAACGCGTAACCTTCCACATCATGAGCCTGAAAAGTGGCGAACCTTTGTCGAATACAATCGTCAAGACGTAGTGACAGAGATGGAATGTTACAAACGGCTCGCATCATTTCCTATACCTGATGAGACATGGAATGATTGGTACATCGATATTGAAATCAACAATCGCGGTGTACTTATCGACCATGACCTCGTCCTCGGAGCCCTTTGCATCGATGAAGAAAACACGAACATCCTTACAAAGGAAGCCCAGGAAATTACACGCCTGGCCAATCCTAATTCTACGCAAGCACTCCTCAATTGGATCAACACCAATACAGGGGCAAACCTTCCTAATTTAACTAAGGATACCGTTGATAGTGCTCTTAAGAGTGACATTAACCAGGTGGCCAAACGTGTTCTTACCTTACGTAAGAAACTGGCCAAGTCCTCTGTATCAAAGTACGTCAAGATGGAAGAGTCCTGGGGCTCAGATTATCGCCTTAGAGGCGTGTTACAGTTCTACGGAGCCAACCGTACGGGGCGATGGGCCGGACGGCTCATACAGGTCCAAAACCTACCAAGAAACTACATCGAAACTCTCGATGTCGCACGTTCCCTCGTGACACATCGTAATCGTGTAGGTCTTGAACTCTTATATGGTGATGTAGCCGATACGCTCTCACAATTAATCCGTACGGCTATTATCGCCCCAGAGGGTAAGACATTATGCGTGGCTGACTTCTCCGCTATTGAAGCACGGGTTATCGCCTGGCTAAGCGGTGAGCAGTGGCGTCAACAAGTATTCGCCAATGATGGCGATATCTACTGCGCCTCGGCATCCTCGATGTTTGGGGTTCCTGTAGTGAAACACGGCGAAAACGGACACCTACGACAAAAAGGTAAAGTTGCTGAGCTAGCCCTTGGATATCAAGGGGGCGTCAACGCATTAAAGGCTATGGGTGCCCTTGATATGGGGCTTGCGGAAGAAGAACTTCCAGATATCGTCCGATTATGGCGTGAGGCTTCACCACGCATTCGTGATTTATGGTACCAGGTTGAAATCGCTGCGGTGTACACAGTAACCACAGGAAACCCTATGGGCCTTGACCATGGCATTATATTTCGATTAGAAATTGATCCGATATACGGCTATCGATACTTGACGATTGAACTACCAAGCGGGCGGAAGCTATTCTACCCAGGGGCGTATATCAAGGAAAACCAATTTGGTAAGGACGCCGTCCATTTCAAGGCGCAGTTCAACAACGCCTGGGTAGATGATAGTACATACGGCGGAAAGCTTGTCGAAAACATTACCCAAGCCGTTGCTCGTGACTGCCTGGCAGTTACGTTACGTCGATTGACGATAGCAGGGTATCCGATTACTATGCACATCCACGATGAGGCGGTTATGGAAATCCCTTCCGAGGGTAAGGAGAAAACCCTTGATAAGGTTAACGCGTTATTTGGGGCTCCGATTCCATGGGCTGAAGGGTTACACCTATCAGCCGCCGGATTCACCAGTGATTATTATATGAAGGATTAGAAAGGGCGTTGGCCATATGATTAATGATAAAAAACTAATAATTAGCGTAGGCCAAAGTCGCACGTCTAAACAATGGATTCAAACGGAGCTCATGTGGTCCGAGTTCATCGAACGACTTCGTACACCGCAACGTACTACGGAGACAGTGGAACAGTATCATCAGCTTCCTAAGTCCGCACAGGCTAAACTGAAGGACATCGGCGGGTTCGTCGGTGGTAGCTTAATCGGTCTCCAACGTAAGGCGATTAATATCACAGGGCGTGACCTTATCACTCTTGACCTTGACGCCATTGAGCCTGGTCAAACGGATAATGTAGTGCGTACAGTGGACAGTTTAGGTATGGCGTACGCCGTGTACAGTACACGTTCACATACGCCACACCGTCCACGGTTACGTGTAGTCATTCCAACTGACCGCACCATGACCCCTGATGAGTACGAGCCTATCGCCCGTAAGGTGGCCAGTCTAATCGGTATCGGCATGATGGACTCGACCACGTTCGAAGCCTCGAGGCTCATGTACTGGCCAGGATGTTCTAGCGATGCACAATACGTATTCAGATTTGCAGATAAGCCGTTCTTATCTGCTGACGGCATCCTAGCGGAGTACGCTGATTGGCGAGACGTGGCATCATGGCCACAGGTGCCAGGTTCTGAGACATCGGTTAGGGTGAAACAGCTTCTTACGAAGCAACAGGACCCGTTATCCAAGCATGGTATCGTAGGCGCCTTTTGTCGGCAGTACGGTATCCGTGAGGCTATCGATACGTTCTTACCTAACGCGTACACGTACGTTGATGGATCTAATGACCGCCTAACCTATGTCGAAGGTTCTACCATCGGCGGTGCCGTAATCTACGATGATGATAAGTTCTTATACTCGCATCACAATACGGATCCGTGCGGTGGCCAACTTGTGAACGCGTTCGACCTGGTTCGACTTCATAAGTTCCACGACCTCGACGAGACGGCTAAGGACGGCACACCACCGCATAAGATGCCATCGTTCCTGGCGATGAGCAAGCTTGCCTTTGAGGACGCAGAGGTGGCCATCAGCATCCAACAAGAACGTGCACGTGAGTCAGCTACGAACGTGTTCCAAGAATCGATAAGCAATTCTAATACTACCGATGTAACCGACCTTGACGCCAACGCTATGCTCGAGACTGAATGGATGAAGTCCGCCGGCCTCAAATATAACGAGAATCAGGGGCTTAAGAAAACGCGTGATAACATTCTTAAACTATTAACGCATGACCCGGCCATCAAGGGACGTATCGCATACGATAAGTTCGGTAGTCGGTATATGGCGATGGGTGCCTTACCTTGGGCGCTATCGGAACACGGTAAACGTATTTGGACTGACACCGATGATAGTGGTATCCAATGGTACCTAGAAAACCGCTTCGATATCACCGGCAAGGATAAAGTCCTTGATAGTGTGCTACTGATAGCGAAACAAAACGCATTCAACCCAGTAACCGATTATTTAGACAGTCTCACCTGGGACGGTGTGGAACGCTTAGATACAATCTTCATCGATTACCTAGGGGCTGAGGATAACGTGTATACCCGTGCGGTAGGTCGTAAGGCCTTTGTTGCTGCGGTAGCACGTGCCTACGAACCTGGGTGTAAGTATGACACCATGCCGGTATTAGTCGGTGCCCAAGGAATAGGGAAATCATCTCTTATTCGATTAATGGGTAAGGATTGGTACGCAGACGGGCTAAATACCTTTGATGGTAAGGAAGCTGCTGAAAGCATCCAAAATAGTTGGCTAGTTGAAGGCGGTGAAATGGCCGGATATTCAAAGGCGGAAGAAAATGCTTCGAAACAATTCTTATCACGCCAGGTCGACGTATTCCGTAAGGCCTATGGTCGACGCACAGAAGAGTACCCACGCCAATGTGTGTTCTTTGGTTCCACTAACCAACACGAGTTCTTAAAGGACATCACAGGCAACCGCAGATTCTGGCCGATACAACTTGGTTTAAAGAAACCAACGAAAAACGTATTTAAGAATTTACCTGGTGAAGTGGATCAGCTGTGGGCGGAAGCCAAAGCTAGATACCGCCAAGGGGAAAGCTTAATTATTGAAGATAATGAGGAAGTGCTTCGCCTTGCAAATTTAGCACGTGAAAGCCATATGGAAGGAAACGCTAAAGCAGGTGTGGTAGCTGAGTTCTTGAAACAGAAAGTACCTGAAAACTGGCAATCGCTATCGATTAGTGCTAGACGGATGCAATTATCCGCAACGCATGCGGTACCTGGCCAAGAATTAGTACTAAGGGATCGTATATGCGCGGCTGAAATTTGGTGTGAATGTTTTAACAAGGAATTATCCTGGATGAAGAAAGCGGATAGCCGAGAAATTAATCAAATTTTAGATAACATACCGTTCTTAATCCGGTATGACAAGGTTAGAAAATATGGTCCATATGGTGACCAGCGAGGCTTTGAAATCATACCAGGGATGATGTAAAAATGGGCGCAACATTCCGCAACAATCGTCGATTTTCTCAAAAAGAATGTTGCGACAAAAAAATAGAATGTTGCCCCAATGTTGCGGGAATGTTGCGGAGAATGTTGCGGTAACAAACCTAGTATTTATCTATGTTTATAGTACTTATATATATAAAACGCAACATTTATATATATATATAGTAAAAATATATAAATTTAAGTACGTTTAAGGGGTTAATAGGGGTTAAATGGGGTATATACACATATGTGTGTAAATCCATGTCGTTTTTGTTGCCCCTCTAAATGAGAATGGAAAAATCGGAGGTGTGATAGATGCTTGAAAATCTAGTCGAACAGAAATTGGTTCGGGGTGTTAGAGAGTTGGGCGGTAAGGCCTATAAGTTCGTATCGCCTGGCAACGTCGGCGTGCCAGATCGGATTGTGATATGGCCGGACGGTACCGTTCAATTCGTAGAGCTTAAAACGACCCGAGGTCGATTAAGCCAATTACAGGATGTGCAGTGCAAGAAACTATTGAGCCTACTGCAGACCGTTTACATCCTTTACGGCCCTGAAGCCGTTAAGGACTACCTAACGAATGAAGGTGGTATTCATGGCGAGAGTTCCGTGTAAGAAATGTACCAGGCGTACACCTGGCTGTCATGGCATGTGTTCCGATTATAGCTTGTACAAAGTTCTTAGTAAGTACGAAAAAGCGAAGGATCATGATGATACCGTCGTACAGTCATATATCATGACTAATGTGCGAAAAATCCGTCATAAGATGCAGAAGGCAAAGTACGGATGCACAGTTAAGGATTAGGAGGGCTATAGTGAAATTTAATCCACATCCCTATCAAAAGTATTGTATCGATAGGGTAGTCAAACAAAATAAGCTAGGCCTATTCCTAGATATGGGCCTTGGTAAGACGATTATCACGTTATCCGCCATCTATCAGTTGAAATACAACTACTTCCAGGTTAAGAAGGTGCTTATCATAGCGCCTAAGAAGGTGGCGGAAGCAACCTGGCAACGTGAAGCGGCCAAATGGGACGGCGTTGGTATTCTTAGAATATCCACCGTATTAGGTCCATTAAAGAAACGCCTACAAGCATTAAATACACCGGCGGATATCTACATCATCAATCGCGAGAATGTCTCGTGGCTGGTTAGCTACTATAAGAACGCCTGGCCATTTGATATGGTGGTAGTCGATGAATCGAGTTCCTTTAAATCTCATCGTGCCAAACGATTCAAGGACTTATCAAACATGTACAACCATATCAACCGTATGGTGCTGTTAACTGGCACACCATCACCGAATGGGTTGATTGACTTATGGGCTCAGGTCTACTTATTAGACCGTGGCCAAACATTAGGTAAGACCTACACCGCATTTAGGGAACATTATTTTGACCCGGACCAACGCGGTCGTGATGTGATCTACAGCTACAAGCCAAAGGCGAATACAGATGATGCGATTATGTCAGCCATAGCCCCATTATGTATCTCTATGAAAGCTAACAATTACTTAGACCTGCCACCGATTGTGTACGATACGGTGCCGGTAGTCTTAGATGCTAAGGCGAAGAAAGCCTATGAAAGCATGGAACGTGATGCCGTCCTTGAAGTATTTGGAGCAGATGAGGAAATCACCGCCATGAGTGCGGCTGCATTATCCAACAAACTCCAACAGTTGGCCAACGGTGCCGTGTATGATGATGAACGGAATGCCCATGAAATCCATGATTGCAAGATAGAAGCCTTCATGGAGCTTATCGAACAACTACACGGTAAGCCGGCGTTAGTGTTCTATAACTTCAAACATGACTGCGCCAGGTTGAAGGAAGCATTAGCGAAAACGGATCTGCGTGTACGGGAGTTAAAAGGCGCCGATGAAGAGTTCGATTGGAACGCCGGCAAGATTGACGTACTACTAGCGCATCCTGCATCAACTGCATATGGGCTAAACCTACAAGACGGCGGTAATCATGTAATATGGTTCGGCCTTAATTGGAGCCTAGAGCTATACCAACAAGCGAACAAGCGTTTGCATCGTCAAGGGCAAAATGAAAAGGTAATCATCCATCACCTTATATCCGTAGGTACACGGGACGAGGATATGATGGAAGCCCTAGAAAAGAAAGACGAAGCACAAGAATATGTCCTTCAGTCATTGAAGGCACGGATTGATAAATATGTGAAAGGATAACACTATGAGCAGAATATGTAAGACTTGCGGAAGCCTATTCAAGGCTACCGGTAACGAACAAGAGTGCCCTACATGTAAGGAAGGGTTCAACGATATCATGAGTATCATTAAAGGCAAAGACAGAACGGAGATAGTAAAAGACAGTAAAAAGACAGAAGCGCCACCTACTACACCAGAGCCATCGGCTAAGATGACTATCTGTAAGGTGTGTGGTAAGGAGTTCGAACAAACTGGCAAAGGTCGACCTGCTGTCAACTGCCCAGAATGTCGAGAAGCATTGAAACATGAACCAAAGCCACCGGTTAAGGCAAAACCTACTGAGCCTAAGCCTAAAGCAACGCCTACAGTAGTGGTAGCAACAGATGAGGCTAAAGCTAAGCAGTATGGCACGATTGAACCTAAGCAGGAAGTAGCAGAAACACCTACAATAGATGTACCTATTGTTGATGGTACGCTTAACGAGGCAATAAACGATGCGGTACATCATCCACAGCATTACACATTACCGGGGCTAACCATTGAAAGTGTTGATGTCATTCGTGCGGTATTGACACCGGAAGAGTTCAAAGGTTGGTGCAAGGGTAACGCTTTAAAGTATTCCCTTCGAGCAGGTCGTAAGGATCCGGCGAAAGAAGTTCAGGACCTAGCGAAGGCGGGCGTGTTCTTGAGTTGGATTACTGGGGAGTAGCCTATGCATACCAGTGCGAGTTTCGAAAAGCTCCTACGAGACCATGGGCATTACCTGGATGACTTAAGCATCATTACTCTTAGATATGTCAACTATCTGGAGGAACAATACGAGAAGGCAAGCATACAAGAGAATGAAGTCATCCGCGAATATAAGGAAGCGGGTAATGACCAGTTCGATGATAAGACCTATTCGTATCCTTGGTATCATGATGAGCGATGGGATGAAGCTACTGATACATTGGAAGCGATAGAGGATGAAGTCGATGAGCTGTACAAGATTGTAGAAGGGATGGATTACGTATGACACAGGATAGTATTGATAGGATGTGAACGTATGGGTAAACGTACGAGTAAGGGGACGCATCCTGGTATAAGTAAACTGCAAAGGCTGATGGATAGCCATAGGCGACTAACTGACGTTGAAGCACACTTGCAACGCCTAGAGCAAGAAGCACGAAGTGAGTACCCTATCACCGAAGAGCAACAGCTAAATCTCAAGACGGCGTATCGTGATTTGCTTGATGAGTCAAGGCGACTATCTAGGGAACGATATGAACTATGGGCTATCATCCATCAAGTGCCGAGCGATTGTGAGCGTACATTCCTTGAATATCGCTACTACTTTGGCCTTGGCATGAAGGACGTTATTGAGGCGATGCACTACAGTGAGCCCCAGGTCTACCGCATAAGGAAGATGGCTGTCAAGTCTTTTTGCAAACTTTTTGAAAATTTCTAAAACATGATATGAAATGATAGTTGCACTTTGTGTTACCTTATGGGTGTGGATATGGAAACGAGCGCCGTGTCCACGCACTGTAGGGTAGTTCATAGTGATACCTTTCATGTACTTACACTTCTCTCCTGGGCAGTAGCCCAAACATGAAGCGAAGCATTGAGGACTACGAACAACCGCGTAGTCCTTTTTGTTAGCTTTAATGAGAAAAGAAATACCCTAAATAGATTTGAAATTATTTTTAAAATATTTGAAACAAAAAGGTACTTCCTAGACGGAAAATCGCCGGTGGTCGCCCCCGCGCGATGTTTGTCCGCATGTGAAAAATTTTTTCAAGTAGAAAGTACCCTACCAATAGACACTTACGGAAGGAGGTCCAAAATGGCCACGGAAAGACCCAAAGTCAAGTTCGATGACAACGGCGAGATCATTGTCACCACAAAAGTGCTATGCCAAATTCTGGACCTCGGTCCGGAAATGATATCACGCCACAATCGCGCAGGTATGCCGAAGGTGGCCACGGGGTGGTGGAACGTTCGTGAAGTTCTTGTATGGCTTGGCATGTCTAAGGATAAGGATGGAACGAAATCGGCTGCTCAAAGAAAACTAGAAGCCGAGGCGGACTATAAGGAAGCTAAGGCGAAACGCGAAAAGCGAATGAACGAAGTTCTTGAAGGCCAGTATATTTCGGTCGAAGATGTAACTCGTGAATGGACTGGACGCGTCAATGAATTGAAATCATCCCTTGGACTGTTACCCAAAGCGGTTAGCAAAGAATTTCCAGATGCAGAAACAAGGGTGATTGTAGAGAGGACGGTGAATGAGTGTGTCAACGAGTACCTCGAAAGCTACGCGCGCGACGGCGTCTACACGAAAGCGAAGAAAAGTTAATTCCAAAAATTCAAGGAATCCGAATAAACAATGTCATTACAATTCATCACACGATTCTAGTACATTTACGTGGACAGCGCAAGAGCTCGCCGCTTTCAAGCCTCCGGAGCGGTACACCGTTTCCACATGGGCCGATAAGTTCAGAGTACTCCCAAGCACTAGTGCAGAACCCGGGCCATGGCACACGCACCGCACTCCATATTTAAGAGAGCCTATGGATATGCTCAATAACGATTTGATTGAATCGATTGTACTGTGCTTTGGTGCACAGATAGGTAAGACAGAAGCTGAACTCAACATGATAGGGTTCGCACTGCATCAATCAAAAGCACCAACAATGATGGTGTATCCAACAGATACGTTAGCGAAATTTAATAGCGATAAACGTGTTGAGCCAATGATCAAGAACACAGAACCTCTGGCCAACATGTACAACGAAAACGAAAGTTCAAAGTTAGAACTCAACTTCAACACAGGGAACTACCTGGTATTGTCCGGTGCTAACTCTCCATCGAGTCTAGCGTCAAGGGCTATCAAGTATGTGTTCTTCGATGAAGTTGATAAGTACCCGGTATTCTCCGGCAAGGAAGCCAATCCAATTAAGTTGGCCACAGAACGTACTAAAACGTTCGTTGATGCCAAACACGTGATGGTATCAACTCCAACAGTCGAAAATGGCAATATCTGGACTGCTTTTAAACAGGCTCACGCACAGAAAGAGTACTATGTACCGTGCCCACACTGTGGTGAGTATCAAAAACTCGTGTTCAAACAGATTAAATGGCCCGATGAGGCTAAAGGCAATAAGGACCGCATCAGGGACACCGCTTATTATGAATGCGTGCACTGTAAGAAAGCGATACACGATAAGCACAAAATGGATATGCTCCGTAACGGAGAATGGCGAACCGAAAACGAACCCGATTGTCGAGTGCGTTCGGTTGGCTACCACTTATCGTCCTTGTACTCTCCTTGGATAGCCTTTGGAAAAGTTGCGTACGAGTTCTTTACATCAAAAGACTTCCCGGACCAGCTTATGAACTTTATCAACTCATGGCTAGCAGAACCTTGGCGTAGCGCTAAGACGAAGAGTACGCAAACGCTACACTTCACGGAATCAACCTATGAGCGTGGCGTAGTACCGGATAAGGCAACGCTACTTATCGCTAGCGTTGACGTACAGCTTGACCACTTCTGGTGGGAGGTTAGGGCCTACGCGCCAGGCGTGAAGTCCTATCTCATCGATTATGGCCAAGCCAGTACATGGGATGACCTAGAGGAGATCATAGTCAACAGGGAATATCCAACCGAATACGGTGAGCCTAGACAGGTGATGAAGGCGGGCATTGACTCAGGCTTCAGAACGGACGAGGTGTACCAATTCTGTGCAAGGTTCCCCGAAATATGTATTCCGTTAAAAGGTTCATCGAATCATAAGACACTAACGGCGCCGTACTCCATGTCAAGTGTTGAGAAGGGCGTTATCGGGGGCCTTAAATTGTACGTCCTTAATACGGACTACTGGAAGGACTTTATATTTGCTCGGATGGTACGACCAACTGATGAGGTAGGCACAATCCATCTGTTTAAGGATTGTCCACAGGAATATACTGACCATCTTCGGTCGGAAGAAAAACAAGAAATCCGCAACGTGAAAACGGGTGAAGTTACGGTGCAGTGGAAACCACTCACCGGGCATCCTACGAATCACTTGCTAGATACATGTACATACAATGCTGCGGTAGCAGATATTGCAGGGGTGAAGTACTTAACGGAACCCGAAGAATATGAAGAATCCAATTCCGTAACCGAGGATATCGACTACGGTGTAGGAATGGGAAATACGAACCATTGGTTTAGATAAGGAGGTGAACCATGAGCGATGTAAATGAACAATTGGACCGTATCCGTGAAGTCATTGAGGATATCGAAACTAAAGGATACTCCGAGTTACAGATTGGCGGTAAGCGGTTCAAAGCGATTGACCTTCCTGTGTTATATGCACGAGAACAAACGTTAATGCAACGTGTTCATGAGGAAGCAAACGGCTTCCAGAGTGATGCATACGTGACATGGGGTGGACGATGAATATCTTAGATAAGGTTATCGGTTGGGTTAGCCCGGAAAGGGCGCTTAATCGTATCGCCGCACGAGAGGCTATCCGCCAATATGATGCGGCGTCAATGGACCGATTGAGTAGCGACTGGCAACCTGCTTATGGCACCGCCGAGCAGTTGGCCACCGGTGCACGTGATCTTATTCGAGGTCGAGCTCGTGCAGCTGAAATGAACAGCGACTTAGCAGAGTCTGTGGTAACGGCTTTAATTCGTAACGTTATTGGCGTTGGAATTAAGCCACAGGCAAAGGTAAGGAGCGGTAAAGGTAAGTTAAATACGAACCTTAACAACAAAATCGAAAAGGCATGGGACAAATGGACTGACGCTGAAAACGCGGATGTCAGAGGCCTGTCTAACTTTTACGAGTTACAGTCTATCGCGCTACGACGGATGCTCTACGATGGCGAAATTCTCGTCAACAAAACGGCACAAGGCGAATACCTTCCGTTATCGATTCAATTGATTGAAGCAGAGAATATCGGAGCGGTTAGCCTACAACATGGTAAGAATAACATCATCAACGGCGTGGAGGTTAACGAATATGGGAGACCAGTTGCGTATCACGTATATCAAAGCGATCCAATGGGGTTACGCAGTTTCGACGCATTACGGCTAACTACTAACCAGGCGTTCTTATTATTCAAGCCAACTCGAACCTCTCAACTTCGAGGGATGAGTCACCTGGCATTAGTCCTTCGCCGTATCCACGATATTGACGAATACATGGATGCAGACCTAATTGCTGCACGTGTATCGGCCTGTTATAGCGCATTTATTACATCTCAAAACTCAGCACGTCAAACGGCGATGCTATCTAGGGATAGTAAAGGACGTCCTAATATGACCCTAGCACCAGGTATGGTTAGACACCTTAGCCCTGGTGAATCCATTGAATTTGCAGACCCTAAACGTAATGCAGGGACTGCTAGCGAATACTCGGCAACTCAGACACGGAGAATATCCTCCGGTCTAGGAATGAGCGCGGACATCGTGGCTCGTAATATATCAGGTAACTTCTCAGCAGCAAGGCAAAATCTGTTAGAGGACCAAAAGACCTTCCGACAATGGCAAGAATTTGTTATCGCACATTTTTGTATGCCGATTTGGAAAGCCTTTATTGACGCATTATACCTAGCAGGTGAACTACCATCTGACTACTTGGCGAATAAAGACAAGTACCAAGAAGTATCTTGGCTTGCACCAGGTTGGTCGTGGATAGACCCAGTGAAGGAAGTGTCTGCCAATAAGGAAGCTATCAAGTCCGGCCTTACAACCTTAGAGGATGTGTGCGCAGCATCTGGGCGTGATTGGGAAGAAGTTCTTGAACAACGAAAACTCGAACAGGACAGAGCCAAGGCGCTCGGGGTGTTACTAGATTATTCCAGTGAGTTGCAACCATTGATGGACCCAGATAGTGGCGATAACGTCCAACAATCACAGGAAGGAGCTGATGGCTAACAATGGACGAAAATGAAAAACGTGGCATTTATGGTAACTATTGCCGTGAATCTACGATTGACCAAGTCGACTCCGACAATCGGACGGTAGAACTTTCCTTCTCCTCCGAAACGCCATATGGCCGTTGGTTCGGCGATGAAATCCTTTGCCATGATGAAGAATGTATCAATCTCGATAGATTTAACGATGGCTTAGGTACCGTGCTATTTAACCATGATCGTGATGCGGTCGTGGGGCATATCGAAAAGGTGTGGATTGAAGATAATCGAGGTAAAGCGCTAGCACGCTTTGACGAAGATGAACAATCCGACGCCATATTCAAGAAAGTCCAATCCGGTACGCTTCAAGGTGTTAGCGTTGGATACTCTATTAAACACTATGAAGCTCTTGATGAGAAAGACTCTGTATCCAGTAATGGCAGATTCAAAGGGCCGGACACATATGTAGTAACGGATTGGGAACCCTTAGAAATCAGCATTGTATCCGTACCTGCAGACCCTACGGTCGGCGTAGGTCGCAGTGCAGATGATATTCAAATTCATACAAGTATTGACACACAGGAGGAAAACAAAGGTATGGATGAAAAAGAAAAATTGACTGAAACTCCAGAAGTGAAATCCGCTCCAGTTGAAGCAGGTATCACAAAAGAACAATTGGCAAAAGCAATGGAAGAAGAACGTAAACGTACTTCCGAAATTACTGCTATGTTCCGCGACTTCGATGTTGAAGGCGCAGACGAAGCAATCGTATTGGGCAAATCCGTTGACGAAGCACGTGCAATGGTTATGGACCAATTGCGTGCACGTAACGCAGGCGTGTCCGTGAAAATGGGCGAATCTGAATCCGATAAATTCCGTGCAGCTGCACAAGATGCAGTATTAATGGCGGCAGGTATTCAAGTATCTGAACCGGCGCCAGGCGCTAACGAATTACGCGCACATTCCTTAGTTGAATTAGCACGTGAAGCATTACAACGTGAAGGCCTTCGTGCTAACTTTGGTGATAATTTGGAATTGGCTCGTGAAGCTATTAACTCCACATCCACATTCCCTGCTATCATGTCCAACTTAGCAAATAAATCCGTAATGAATGGCTTTAACGAAGCAGAAACTACGTACCAATTATGGGCGGGTAAAGGCTCCAACCGCGACTTCAAAGAAGCTACACGCGTAGCGTTGTCTGAAGCAGGCGACTTGGAATTAGTTCCAGAAGGTAGCCAATTCAAAGCTATGACATTCGGTGAAACTTCCGCACGTACTAAAGTTGCTACTTACGGCAAATTGTTCAGCTTAACTCGTCAAGCTATCATCAACGATGACCTTGGTATGTTCTCCGCTATCGCAACTCGTTTTGGCTCCGCGGCTAAACGTTTGGTTAACAAAATGGTATACGCACAATTGACGGGTAACGTAGAAATGGAAGATGGCGTTACATTGTTCAATAGCAAACACGGTAACGTTGCGACAACTGGTGAAGCATTAAGCGTAAAAGCTATTGCTAAAGCAGTAACTGCTATGCGCCGTCAAAAGGGTATCCAAGGTACCGCTACGCTTAACATCACACCTAAATACTTAATCGTTCCACCTGAACTTGAAATGGTAGCATACCAACTCATGAACTCCACTGCAGACGTGGCAGGTGTTAACTCCGGTGTGGTTAACCCATACAAAGGTCGATTCACGGTTATCGCTGACGCAGAAATCACTGACCCAGATGCATGGTACTTAGTAGCGGATGCAGCTCAACACGATACTATTGAAACTACATTCTTGAACGGCGTAGAAGCTCCACGCTTAGAAACTCGTCAAGGCTTCGATGTAGATGGTATCGAATATAAAGTTGCATTGGACGTAGGCGTACGTGCACTTGACTTCCGTGGCTTATATAAAAACGCAGGTAAATAATTAGGGGGTAACGATATATGATGACACAATTCGTACAAGAATCTGACCGCATTGACATTACTGCAACTGCAGAAGTCAAAGCGGGTAACATTGTTGAAGCCGGTGCACTTCATGGCGTGGCTATCACTGATATGAAACAAGGTGAAGTCGGCGCTATTAAAGTAACTGGCGTATTCAAAGTAAATGCTGACAAATCTGCTACATTTGACGTTGGCGATACAGTTAATTTCTTAACAGATAAGGCGGTTAAAACTGGCGGTAAACCATTAGGCATCGCAGTAGCGCCTAAAACTGCTACACAAGATACTGTTACAGTTATGCTAGTGCAATCTGTTAAAGCCGGCGCATAGTAATAGCCATATTATGAGGATGACGGGGGCCCCACGCCCCCCCTAAAACCATGAGGGAAAAAAAAGTATAAAAACGATGAAAAAGGCCTCCTGGGGGCAGCTG